GCTCGGGGAAACCCCTAGCACATCGGACAGGCCCCAACACCCTACCCTTTCGGATAGAGCTAGACCCCCCGTCCTACGACGGAGGTGGTCCCTAGCAGTTGGTCAAGGAGTTGCTTAGCTCCTTGGGGAACTAGCCCAGCCCTTCAAGCCAAGGCGCCTTCCACCGACGTTTAACAACGCCGGAGGTTTCCAGTCCATAGAAACCAGGAAGGTCCTTAGCCCAAGGGTCGGGAAGAAACCCGCCGCTTTGAGAGAAATACAACATTTGTTTTCTCTCCAGGTCCCGTTTGGTTGCCTGGTAGGATGGTGACTTTTCACCCACCCTAACAAAAGGCTTCCTAACCGCACGCTCGAACCTAGAGGCCGCCCTCCTAACAGAGGGGGCGCGGATTTCTCCAAGCTCGGGTGGAGCTCTGAAATAGAACTCCACAGACCTAAGACGACCAACAGCAGTTCGGAAAGCATCACCAATGATGATCCTACGTTCTGCTGTGTCAGTCAATGCACAGGGGCTTAGAAGTTCTAAACCCTCCCGTTCCCATTGGGACCGGGCGGTAAGGACCTCTTTAAGCCAGCCGGCCGCCGCGTCGTCAAGTAGGGAAGCCCTACTTGCGCCGAGTGGCCCGATGCCTAAACCAACTATCAGCTTCTCCAAAGGAGCTTGCGATAGAAAGTTAAGCCACTGTACATGCAGCGTCAGGCTAGCCGCGGGGTATAAGGGTAGCCCTATACCACCGTAGCTAACGGGCGCTGAAATGGGTAACCCAAGCCTTCTTGCAAGTTGCCACGTGTAAAAATACGGGGACAACTTCCAGAAGAACTTGGGTATCCGCTTGGTTGGCCGAGAGGGATCATTACCAAATGATTCAACTTGGGTGAACCATGTGACGTTACCCTTCGACCCACCGGGCGGTGCTACAAGTACCGACAAGGGCCAGTAAGGCACGCTAAAGCCGCTCTCTAACGGATTTTCCGCTATGAGGGCTCTAAGCCTGTGCCAAAAGCTCTTGGGTACTGACACCACTGCGGCCAGCTCCTCCAGTTTCATATGATACAGGAGTCGCCTACGCATTGGCCATCGGGGAATGACGGCATCGTCGCCAATCCCCTTTAGCACCGCCTCGTACCTTTTCAAACCAGGATGACGCCTCCTACTCTCCTTTGGAGTGTAGGGGTGTTCCTTCAAAACTTGCTCTGCTGAACACAGCGAAACAAGCATGAGCGGGGGAAAAGATGTGGGATCTCCCATCATCTGCCCCGTGGTTGTAAAGGTACCATCCCTCCCGTTAAGGAAGGCTATCCAGTCATCCCACTCAGATATGATGGGATCGGCATAGCCATCCTTAAACTCCATGATTCCCGGTATATACTGGGGATCAAGTAATGGAGCTTTCGGAAATTTGGCGAACAGACCTTCAGGAACGTACGCAGAAGGCGGTACGTTCTCAAGGAGGAGTTTCTTTGGTCCAAATAAGAGGCCGAAGTACTTCCTGTATGGCTCTAGCTCTGGACACATGTCCGCTAGGGTCTCATACACTGTTCGTGTAAGCCACTCCGGGTGGTAATCTGTCGCGGCAGAGCAGTCCTGGGATTCCCAGGGACCCTCTTCGCCTCGCAGGTCCACACCGTGAGTGCCTCCCAAACTTTCCGAAAATCGGGGGTCACGGATCATTGAAGAATCAATGACTCGTCTCAAGATCTGTTGGACTAGATTAACAGCCGTTAACGAACAGGTTGGAAACCTAGTCTTCAGACCTCGCTCTTCCGCTACTATGGGAAGGATAGGAACATGTTCTAGATTGTCTAGGACATACTTCGTACCCAACACCAAGTATTTTTGGAAGTGAGAACCTGCGCCAGGGAGAGTCTTTTCTAGCTCATCCCACGCACCTGCAAACAGGTACTTCTCAATGGCCTCGGGCGCACCCTTACGGTGCCTCAGGTGATGAGAAAGGCGTTGCAAATACATACCGTCAGGGTCATCCCTCACGGTTGGTAAATGCATGGCACAGTTCTTTTTGTTCAGCGCAAATCCTAGAAGGACCAAGTGCTGTACACCCTTCACGTGGCCACCGAGTGCCCTAGGATACCCTAGTGCAGCGTGGCCAGAAGGCATAGTGTACAGCTCCGGTTTCTTCGCCGGAGGCCATCGTAGGAAATACGATTGAACAAAAGGTTTCCAGTAAGTGGGTTCAGCTGGAGGTTGGCTAGTCAAACGGCTAACCAGATCCTCCAAGCCTTTCCCATCTGCTGGGGCCGGGGGCAGAGAACGTGCTACATATGATGCAAGCAACGCAATCTTCTGCTCCTGGAACACTAGAAGTCTACCACCAGGTCTTGGTCCTCCATAGTACCAAGACCTGCACGCTTGAGCACAAAGCTTAACGCGTTTGGCAGCTTCCAGTGGGTGGTACACTAACTGGGACTTAAACCTCTCGAGACCTTGCAGCCTTCTGCTGTTAAGGGGAGAGTAGTGTTTGTACCTAGTCAGATGTACCGCGCGTTCTGTTTGGTAACCAATCAGAACCGCATCCCAAGTAGCCCTCATAAACTCGAGTACCTCAAGGTTCCGTCGATATCGGCGGACTCTCGAGTCCTTGGGGTTTGCTTTCACTAACAGTGAAAGCACAACCCGGCAGTCTTCTGCCCACAAGGTGTACCACTCGTGTAATGAGAGGTTGGGGGACCGTGTAGGTGGTTGTACTTTAAGTAGGTTCCACCCACTGCCCTCTAAACTCCTACCGGAAAATCGAAACTTGCTACAAAGTGCAAGAACTTCGACCGGATAGGTGAATAGTGGTGATAAACGACCGTGTATTGACAGCCCCTCATGGGATCTGTAATACCACGTAAGCACAGGTAATTCCTTGCTGCCGAAGTTCATCACCATCGGACAATTCTTACCAGCGGGCGATTTTGACGTCCGTTTGGCAAGTTCCGGTGCTAAAGCATCCAATGGTTGCTTTGGCTTACGCCGGATTCTCTTCTTAGAAGAGCAGGGGCCCTGTTGAGGGTCCAGGGAGGGTTTACCCCCTCCCATGATGCCATCACGTTTCGTGTTG